CTGTTCTCCAGCGCCGACTGCGAACCAATCAGTGCGGCGAGTTCTGCTGCTTTACTCATGCGAGGTCTCCTATCGCTAAACAAGTATTAGCGTGGTCAGTATTGCTATTTGAAATGTTCCTTACACTAGTCTGCACCGCACTTGTGCTTACGCTGGTGAATCTAGAAAATCCTGCATTTTGAATCTGCTCAACAGATAACCCAGCATGGTCAAAAGGATTTGAAGAAAATGCGTTTGTTACATTTCTACGACATGCGCCTGCGCCTTCGTCAGATACACTACTCACATTGAAACTGTCATTTTGTGTAGATTGGTCTGATTGTACGTTAGACCACATCTTGACACTGCCATTAGCCACAAAGCTGGTGGTAATGCTGTTATTCCCGCTGGCATCCTTCAGGGTGTTTACTCTAAGTTCACTAGCCATTATGCGAGGTCTCCCTGAACAGTGCTACAATATGTGTCCGGGTCACGATAACTTGAACTGTTGCTGTTCCTGATGCGGACCTTGCTTGCAGTTAACTCACGCAAATGCGCTATCTCAACGGAAGTGGCCGCTTTGTATCCTGTCAAAGCTGTTACGCTAAAATTAGAATCTGACATTGCGCTTGTGAGCGTGTAACTAGCGTCACCCGTGCCTTCGTCTGTGATTCCGGCGACATTGAAGCTGTCTCGTGTTGTAGCCGCAGCACCATCCTGTTGCGCCCACGCTTTCGCCAGTCCCTGCTGCAAATTCGTTGTGGTCGAGTTGCCCTCGCCGGTAATCGCAATAGACCCAGCCGTGGATACCCCAGTAATCGTATCAACTTTAAGTATGCTTGCCATTACGCGAGGTCTCCTGCGTTAATCACCGACATCGGGTCCATGTCTATCATTGCAGTGCCATTGGTGTTTTTTGTCCTATAAACAATCTGTGATGACGTATACTCTGCTGCAATCATGTCGTTGTCGCCACCGCCATTATAAGCAGACAAATAAGCCGTATCATTGCCGCTGCTACGAGAAACATTAGTTACAGTTGAAGCATAATCTGAACCAGTAAAATTATTGGTGTAATTGTATGCTTGAACACCCGTGGCGTTGTCTGCCACAGAACTGCTATTTAAACTGCCATCTACCTCGTTATTTATAGCGTCGTACTTTACAAAGTATTTATTTGCACTTTGCTTCGTCAGCGCAACTGGCCCCGTACCCGCCTTATCCGCAATCGTGTCTACATTCAATACGCTGGTCATACGATGCTCCAATATCCGTTAACAGTGACGGTGGCACTCTGCGTAATCGGCCCTGCCGACACACCGTTCTCGTCGCTGTCAATCGTGATGTCTGCGCTGATGGTCTGACCATTCAAGCGAATAATGCTGTTGTTGCCCTTGAAGGGGTAGCGTGTGTCGGACTCGGACTTGGTGTAGCTGTCGGCAACAGAAAACACATCGTAGACGACCATCTCGACAACGTCGTTAAGTGACGCCGCTGTAACCAGCACAACGGTCGTGCCTGTCGTCGCTGTATAGTCCGTGCCAGGCTTCAGCAGCACACCGTTCTGGTAAACATCCATATACAGGCTGTCAGAGTACGTCAGCACCAGTGAGTCAGAGTCTGATCCACTGAAGCTCGTCTGCCCCGCCGTGGCTTGATATACAAAGCGGTTGCGAACACCAAACTCTGGAGATTTACCTATGTATGGCATTATGCGTCCTCTAGTGTCTTAACACGGGCCTCAAGGACTTCAATCTTTGCAACAGCCTCTTTCAGTGCGCCGGTTAGAAGCGGCACCAGCTTGCTCTGGTCGATGCCCTGATAGACAGGGTTGTCGTCGGCATCTACTGCATCTTTATTCCCGGTAACAGCCTCTGGCACAACGGCCTGCGCCTCATGTGCAAGGAAGCCGTCAAGCGTTGTGTCGGCGTCTGCGATGAAGTTGAACCGCTTGGGTGCCAGTGCCTTCACACGGTCAATAGCGCCGGTCATGTCGGCTACATTTTCCTTGAGTCTGTAATCTGATGATGTGTTGAAGGCAGTGCTGGATGCGTTGATAACAATGCTGCCAACATCTGACCCGGAAGCATTAAGAAATGAAATACCAGCATATCCGTTTGAAGCGATCTGAATTGTGACTGCGCTGACTGCGCTATCTGCCAGAACATGCAATTTTGAGTGAGGATTTACAGTCGATGAAGAGGTGCGGTTTATTAATACGCGGCCGCTGTTGTCGACACGCATTTGTTCGTTTGTGCCAGTTTCAAAACGGATGTTAGTATCGCCGCTGACAAGCAAGTCAACATCACTTGAACCTGCGCCAGCAACTTTTGTTTGAGCATCACTTCCGAATTGAATTGAACTTGCAACAGTCACGCCTTCTGACGAGTCAATCGTAATAGCAGTGGCATCACTAGAGTCAGAAATGCCGGTGTTCAAGCCACCCCTGTTTACTTTAGTTAAAGCCACCGTCTATCTCCTTATGCGTAAGGGCTGTCGCCCAACACAGACGTATCCCAAGCTGCCTTGAGCTTGGCAATCGTGTCTGCATCTGTGATTGCCTTTGCCGCCGGCGCATCGCGCAGTGCCTTCTTCTTGTTTACAGAAGCAGTCTTGGCAGACGCATCGTCAGCCTCTAGTGCCTTCATGTAGACCACGTCCTCTGCCTCAAGCAAAGGCGCGCGCACTTCACGGATTTTGTCCTTGAAGATCTCCTTGGCCTTTGCCATGTCCTCGCTGATGACGCTGCCACTCAGGGACCATGCACCGCGAAAGTGACGGTCAGAAGGAACGGTGGCCTTGGAAGCGTCAATCTGGTTCCCGTCCTTGTCTACGATGTAAGTTGTCGGCATTTTCTGCTCCTCTAAGCTGCCAGTTCATCGGAGATGCGCCATGCGTTTCTCCACTCGCGTGTCGCCGGAAGTTGCTCCTTCCGGCAGATCACCATCTTCGGGCGGTTGCCCTCGTCCCACGACTGCCATACAGACTGTGGTACATCCTTTTGGATGAGGTATTCGATGGCCTCTTCTTCGGTCATCGGCCCCATCGGTTCTGTGTCATGCAGCAAGTAGCCGCGTGTATGTTTCTTGAAGTCGGGCTGCGCCTCGTCCTTCGCTAGTTCCCAGTATACCCAAACCGGCGGCAATATTCCGCCCTGCAATGCACACGCCATCCAGTTAGGGTCAGGAACCAGTATCTTGGCGCACTCGTCTAGGCTGTCTTCGTACACGACACGGTAATCTGACTGCACACCATCAAGGTTCTCTTTGGCCCAGCAGAGCCTGTCCCATAGATGTGTGCCTTGAAATTCAGGTGTTACTGTCATGCGAGGTCTCCGTGTGCAACTAAAGTGTAGTCAAAACTATCTGAGGAATTTCCATCATCACATTTTGTAGTCCTTGAAGGTAGGGCTGACGCCGACGTGTCATCATAACTTACAACTCTGTTATTTGTTTCATCGTGACAAATACCTGTTGGAACTGCCGCTTTCGCCGCAGAAAATGCGCTAGTTAAATTTACTGTATTCACACCAGTACCACCATCAGCAACACTTGATACGTTCAGACTAGCCGCCGCTGTTGAATCACCAGAAGGCGTCATATTACAAGTTGCTTTTGCACTGCCGCTCACAACAAAATTCGTAGCCAGCGAACCCGCAGTCGAGTGCGTCAGGGTATCTGCTTTGAGTATGCCGAATGCCATTATGCGTCCTCCAGTGCCGTGACACGAGCCTTGAGGGCGGTCATCTCTGTCTCCAGCGTCTCAATTTTGGCGATGGCTTCTTGCAGTGCGCCGGTCAGAAGCGGGATCAGCTTGCTCTGGTCAATGCCTTGCATGACAGCATCACCGTCAGCGTCCACTTCGTCTTTAGTACCGGTGATAGCCTCTGGCACGACTGTCTGCGCCTCGTGGGCAAGGAAGCCATCGACAGTTGTGTCGGCGTCTACAATGAAGTTGAACCGTTTTGGAGCAAGCTGCTTCACACGAGCAATCGCACCGGTCATGTCGGCTACATTTTCTTTCAGGCGATAGTCTGACGAGGTGACATATCCCGTAGACGATGCGCCAATTGTGATTTTGCCAACAACAGAACCACCTCGACGAAAGTGAATAGCATTATTTGTGCCGGACGAATCAGTGTCGTTTATTTCCATTGCAACGCCTGATTGCATATCTCGCTCCATCTCGACACATGAATTAGTTGTCACACCGGAGGTCTTGCGGAGAAGTAATCGTCCACTGGAGTCAATACGTATGCGCTCTGCAACGCCGCTGCCGTCATTAGTGGAGAAAAGAATGTGTGCTTTATCTTCAGTGCCACTACTGCGGTCAATGTCAATACGTCCAGCTTCATAGGCCGTGCCGTCGTTGCGAGACGAATGAACTGCGATACGCCCCCTATCGCCAGAACCAGAGCCAGTGTTATTTGAAGTCAATCGTATTTCGGTAGTTGTAGATGCCCCTGTTGAAATGTGTAAAGATGCAGCGGGGCTGGCCTCGCCCACACCCAAATTTCCCGAAGCGACAATAGTGTCGCCCGTGCCATCAGGGTCGAGGGTGATGTCGTTGTTACTCGCAAGGCTGCTTATTTTGTTTGTCTTTACTTCACTCATGCGAGGTCTCCGTGAACATTAATTCCAGTTGCAGCATCCACACGACTACCTGTGGAACTTGCAAAAGTGTCTACATCTAATGATGTAGTCTGAGAATTACTATAATTGACAGCCCTCGCCGCAGTGCCTAGTCCAGATGTTGTTCCCGCAAAGGTGGCATTTGTAAACGCATTGGTAAAAGCAACTGTGTAATCTCCTGTGCCATTATCAGTAAACCCAGAAGTATTAAGGCTTTGAGTAACCGCAGAGGAACTCATTCTCGCATACACCTTCGCAGCACTTTGCCTCGTCAGCGTAGCCGCACCGCCACCTGTACTCTGGATGGTATCTGCCTTCAACGTACTCATAGCGTCACCAATGTCCCGCCGCTTTCAACGGTCAGGGTCACGCCACTGGCTACAGTAAACGGGCCTGTCACGTTTGCGTTCTCAGTTGCAAGGATGGTTGTGTCAGCGGTTAACGACTGTGCGTTGGTGCGGAACAGACCACCGCCCTTGAAGTTGCCCTTGTTCTGATCGGCGGGTGTGATCGTTGCGCCCTGTGGTGCAAGGTAGTTCACAAAGATATTACCAGTGCCACTAGATGGAGCGGCGGTAAATGTCAGTGTTGTGCCGTCAGGGATTGTGTACGCGGCGGTGTCTTGAACCACACCGTCAACAGACACAAGAACATCCTGCACAGATGACACAGCAGTGGTTAGCGTGAACGTCGTGTCACTGCCGTCACCGTTGAACCGTTGAACCGCTACCGTGCTTTGAAAGTTATCGGCTATCGGTTGACCAATGTAGGGCATTAGGTGATCTCCATGTAGCTCATGGTGACAGAAACCTTGTCCGCAACAGAGGCGTCTATCTTTATGATGTCTCCAACATTCAGTATCAGCTTGTTACCACCCATGATCTCCACCGTCGAACCCACAGGTATCGGTATGTCTTTCACGATGTGTGCCGTTGTATTCTGCGTTTGACTTGTCTGTGTCGTGGTGCTGACAAGCTGCACCGTGCCGGTCACTTGCGAGGTATGTACGTTGGCAAGAGTCAAACCAAGCACAACTACAGTGCTACCGCTTTGAACCGTGTACAACGTCTCTGGTGATCCAGATGTGGCGGGAGCAACATCCCGTGTAATTACTTTGAATGTATTAGCCATCTAAATCTCCATCACCCCAGCGCAATCGCAAGAGCCGTTGCCTCGTCCGCTGCCTCTGTTGCGGTTGTTGCACCAATATCGGATAGAACCTCTGACGCCGAGCGACCTTCGACAGATGTGCCGTCAATCCGTAAGAAGTCGTTGTCGGCAACGCCACTTGTAAAAACCGGCACATTGCCGTTGCTGATGCCCGTAGCCGCAACAGCCGCCGTTCCCAAACCAATATCTGACCTAACCTCTGACGCGCTTCTGCTTTCCAAACCGCTGGCTGTAAATCTAGCGAACTCATCGTCTGCCACAGATGAACTGTCGATCTTGACGGCATTGGTGTTCGAGATGCCAAACGTCAGGCTGGCTTGTGCGCCGATGTCTGACAGCACCTCAGAGGCAGAACGGCCTTCAATGGCAGTGCCGTCAACACGGAGAAAGTCATTGTCCGCCACGCCAGATGTGAACTTCGGTACGTTATTGTTCGATATACCCGTAGATAGAGTTGCGGTGGTTGTGATGGCTGTCCCATCCAACGTCATGGCGTCCGCTTCTAACGTACCGTCCACATCTACGTCACCGGATATATCAAGGCTAGTCGCAGCTACTTCGCCTGTTACAGAAATTCCCCCGCTGGCGGTTCTCACCTTCTCAGCATTGTCGTAAAACAAGACAACTGCGTCGTTTTTATTGGCGTTGAGCATTGACTCGCCACCGCCAGTCTGCAAGGCAACTCTTGTTCCATTTGTTCTTATAAGTAAATTACCAGCGGCGGCGTCTTCAATGATTGAATTACTACCGTTGTGGTGAAGCAGTAAATCACCGCCCGTGCCTATTCTTATTTTTTCATTATCAACTAATTCAATGTCCCCATCAGCATTTCGGAACACCGCTTTCTCTGCTGGCTGGGCACAGAAGATGGTCTTAGTGCCAGAACTCCAACTTACTGCGCTGTCGCTGTTGCTGGACTGAAGAATTGTTGTACGAGCTAACGTCGTGCCAGACGCCGTGTAGGTGCCAATACCAACCTCAAAGTCGGTGCCGTCTGTGCAGGCGTAGTACGTCGTGTTGCCATCGCCAACTGACGAAAATGCTTCAAAACTAGTAACGGCACCGGCCAATGTATAAGTGCCAGTGCCGGTGGTGGTGGTCGTCTCTTTGACGCGATCCTTGAGTACCAGTGCCATGTTACTTCAACTCAATTGTGAGGTTCCCTGCGTTGATGCGGAAAATGTCGCCGTCGTCAATAGTCCTGCTGGCATCAAGTGCGCCAACAAACAGGATGTTGCCACTGGACGAGGCGTCCGCAATAAACACATGAGTGATTGTGTCGGCAGTAGTGGTTCCTGCCGCTGGAAAGTCGATGTTGGCTGCGTTTGTAGCTGTCTGCGTGTCTGTAGAGTCAGAGCCAATCGTGGTCCAGTTTGAAGCTGTAACCTGCACCCTAGCATAGTTCGTGAAGTCAGCTTCTGTAACAGACCCTGTTTCTGCCGCAGATACCGCAGTCGCCAAGCCGACATAGATGCTATCACCCGGCGAGGAGAAACTCAGCGAGTTGTTCTTGAATATGAAATGCAACAATCTCCGCTCTAGGTAGTTTGTTGCTGCGTTGGATGTAGCCATCTCCTACTCCTTATGTGCGAGGCCGTTCTGGCAAGCCCCTGCGATAAGCGTCAGCGTTCTCTCTCGCCTCTGCCAGATCTTTCAGTCTCGAAAGTGCCTCGGTGAACTGCTTGTCATACAACTGAAGCATGTCCGGCTCACCCTTCATGTAAATATACGCCTCGTACAATGAGCCGTAAAGCAAGGCGTTCGGGGCGTTGGTGCTCAACCAGGTCGTGCCGCTGTCTGCTCCTGCGGTAAGCGAAGCTGGACGATAGAAATAATGAAACTCACAAACGTAATTACTGTCTGGAGTTGGCGCCAGGATCATGTTGTCTACATCAAATCTGGCGTAATACCTGGGTGTGCCGGTCGTGGCCGAGTTCGGATTGTACTCTTGGATGAAGTTCACGTCCTTTTGCAACAGAAACTCTTTAGAACTACTGTTCGTTATGGACAACGAGAAAGAGGCTAAAAAGTCTGTTGGCAACGATAAGAATGGATCATTCTGCGAAACTGCGCTTGTAGCGTTTTTGCGGAAATATTCTAAATCTACGAGGTAAAAAATTCGATCCTCTGCCGCACGAATGAAGTCATCTACATTCGACACGAATGTAGTCTCCGTGTTTTCTGTGTATTCCTG